TTAACATAACACATATAATGCGCACTTAGCTATAGCTACTTTAAGGTCGCCAAGCCACAACGCAAACATGCCACAAATCATTGAAATACTTGATAATCCTAGCCCGTTAAACTTTTTTGCAATCTTCGCCCAAGCTTGTTGAGCTTCGTACGTTTTGGCTTTATCAGCAGCTAAGTACACCAAAACGGATTCTGTATCTGCTCCAATTTCTTTAGCAAGAAAAAGCGCTTCATTTTCAGTTAGATAGCGTTGTCCATTTCTAATTGCGCTAATCTTTTGGCGGCTTAACCCCAAATCATGAGCAATTTGCTTATCTTGAACATAGTTCTTTGCCTTTTTATAGGCATCTAGCAGTTGATTTGTGTACATAGTCGCACCTCCTGTCTTGATTATTGTATACCCGCAGTCCACAAAATGCGGTCTTTACAGTCCTGAATTTTGTGGCTTATAGTCCACTTAAATCAGGATTTAGACCGCCTAGCTCTGGGCGTTTGCCCTTGACGCTTACGTCTTGGCTTTGGCGGTCGCTCTCACAACTAGTCAAGGTGGTTGTTATGTCAGAAGTCTCCAATACAAAAAAACTAGAAATATATCTGAATCGCGCTTGGAGTTTGTTCCTTGTCTCGGTTATTGCGGCGGGTATTTATTTCTTTGGTTCCCTTATCTACGACTCGTTTGAAATCCCATACGACGATTACGAAACTTTTTCGTTTTATCTTGACCATGAGTTTTGTGGTGATTTGGCTCGCGACTATGCCTCTGACGGTCGCGTCACCGTTTACGAGTATCTGGTTGTTTCACATTGCTCTGGCAAAGATGAGAAGCGTAAATTCTACTCAGAGCTTGAGGCTCAATAATGCGTGAACTTGTTATTGATTTGGCATCAGGCAAACAAGAATGGATTGATTTTGTTCCTGTCCATTCTTGGGCTTCTTGTGAGCACATTCCTGATAACTTATTCGACCATCGTTTTGAGTACGTCGACCACAGATTCACAACGCCTGAGGATTTCATTCCGTCGGCTGTGAAATCGGCAATGAGTGCGTCAATCTACTCACACGACCTGTCAGATTTTATTGAGCGCCCTACTTCTAACCCTTGTTTGGACTTGCCGAAATCATTACACCGTAACGGTGACTTCGCTCGACACATGACACGCGCTTACACCGACATTCTGAAAACACGCAACGCTCTGGAAGCTGTACGCGCAGTTAACGACGCTCACGACCGTTTGACTGAGCACGGCTACAGCTACGCGATGTCAGATGAGCAAATTACCAATCTAGCCAAGCGCAAATCACGCGACTTTTCTCGCGTGTTAAGTGCGATTCCTCTTGAAGAATCACAAGCGCGTTTTGATAAAGCGGTTCAGCTTCTTGATTCATTAGGCTTGGCATTCTCACCTGAGCAAATTCAATACGCAGAAAACAACTGTGAACTTTTCGCATTGGTGAACCGTGCTCTTGATGAGCATTGGCTTGTTCGTCAACTGCGCCGTAAATGTGCTTACGAGGTTGAATGTGTTGCGCGTGATTTAGCACTTGTTCAACGCCGTAAGCAAGTTTACTGCTCGGATTTTTCTCTAAACCGTCAACGTGATCGCAATACGTCTAACCGCATCGCGCTAGAAAACACGATTGCTTACGATGAGGCTGACCCGTCTAACTATTTCACACTCAGTGAGTTATCGGCTAAGTCGGTTTCTAACGCTGAGATTCGCCGCGCTGAAATGTTTGTTCGTCTGCGTGGCTTTGAGGAAATCGCTCAAGAATCGAATCACGATGCGGTGTTCTTCACGGTAACGGCTCCGTCTCGTTTCCACTCTGTTTCTAAGGGTGACATCAACCCGAAATGGCTTGAGGCTGGCAAGCCTGATGCGAAAGCGGCTCACGCTTACCTAATGGGCGTTTGGGCGAATCTTCGTAAGTCGATTGATAAAAGCAAAATCAAGGTTTACGGGATGCGTATTGTTGAGCCTCACCAAGACGGTACGCCACATCACCACTTGTTGCTGTTCATGGAAAAATCCGCACGCAAGTTCGTGACGTCTGAGTTTCGTCGTCTTGCTATGGCTGACTCGCCAGACGAAAAAGGCGCAAAGAAAGCTCGTTTCAAAGCGGAGGTTATCGACTGGTCACAAGGTTCAGCCGTTGGTTATGTCGCTAAATACCTAAGCAAAAACATCGACGGTCAGCACATTGATTCAGACAAAGGTTCGTCTTTGTCTGGCTCAGATGCGGCAGAACGTGTCGTAACTTGGGCGCGTGTGAATCAAATTCGTCAATTTCAATTTATTGGTGGTCCATCTGTCACGGTATGGCGTGAGCTTCGTCGTCTTCGTGATGAATTCAAAGAGGACGATGCTTTGTTTACAGATTTATCTCAAGACGAACACTTTCTATTAGAAAAGGTTCGCCGCTCTGCTGATGAGGGCGACTGGAAAGCGTTTTGTTACGCAATGGGCGGCGTGTTCGTTAAGCGCAAAGACCAACCAGTAAAAGCGGAATACTCCGTTTCAACCTCTATCGAAAAATTGATTGCTTCTGGCGGTGAATACTCATCGACTCGCTACGGTGATATGGCTCAAGCGCGTTTGAATGGCTTGATGTTCCATAAGATTTTTATCGCAACTCGCTTCCGTACTTGGAAGACCGAGAACAAGCAACAATTCATCCGTGCTCAACAAGGCATCATGTCTAACGTGGTCGATTACTTCGATGCGCTAGAACGTGAAAAAGAATACGAGCGTATGTATGACGACCTTTACGAGCAATACGAAAAACACCTAGCGCTCTATGACGAAATGGAAGCGCTGTTGCTCACCGACCCTCAGGAAATTAATGCGTCGTGTTGGGTGGGCGCAGCCCCGCCCGACATGATGCATTAATTTCCCTTGGACTTGTGTCAATAACTGTCATTTCAATTTTCAACTAACCAACAACGTAAAAATAAGGGCAAAACACTATGAGAATGGAAGGTTTAATTCTAGATGTTTCGGACATCGTTCAAGAAACCAAAACAGACCGTAACGGCGAACAAAAGCAAAACGGCAAGCTGCGTCTTATCACGACCAACCCAACAGACACTATTGAAGTGCGCGTGTCTCCTGAGCTTTGGGAAAACGGCAAGGCTGGCGAACTGCTCAAACGTTGTGTGGGTAATCGCATGATGTTTGATGTGGAACACAAGAAATTCAGCTTTGGTAACGATGAGGGTAAACACGTCTCTATCGACGGTTTCCACCTCTACGCCCTACCTCAATTAAACGAAAAGTAAGGGCTAAATCATGACCGAGACGCAATTTGCAGAGCTAATGGCTCGACTCGATAACTTTCAGTTAATGGTGTTCTTAGGCATTTGCTTCTTGCTAGTTGCGCTCGGTTGGATGGTCGGAGGACAAAGATAAATGCTGTCATCAGAGTTTATGCTCGGCTGTTTCGCGACAGCCTTTATCCTTGGCTTCTCGATTGGCTTCCACATTCTCGGATTCAAGAAAGCGGCTGAGGTTTCAACTTCTTCATAAACCATAACATAGGAAATAAGACTATGGAAAAGCAAAGCAAAGTACGCGCAGCAATCGCTAAGGCTGGCGCAGTAGTAACAGCAAAACGTGCGGCATTTGGTGGTGCACTTCTCATGGCGGCATCTTCTGCCAATGCAGCACTGCCAGAAGTGGCAACACAAGCCTTTAGCACACTGGCAAGTTACGTCACTGAAATGCTCACCTCGACATGGGGCATCGCCGTGCCAATGACGGTTGGCTTCATCGGCATCAAGCTATTCAAGAAAGGTGCAAACAAAGCAACGTAATTCTAACGACTGCTTTATACACCCATTGGTCAGCGCCTCCGAATGGGGGCGTTTTTTATGAGGAAAATAAATGAGTATTAAACAAAGCATTGCGTCACTGGTTATTTTGCTGAGTGTTTCGTTTAGTGCTAATGCGTCCGTAATGAAAGTTCACGGTTGGAGTGGTTACATTGCCGTTTTTTCTAATTGTTTTGGTATTAGCTCTGGGAGTTATGTCGACCCTCAAGGCGTAGGCAGTTGTGTTGGGCGCTCCTTTATGATTGATGGAACAGAGCACGCTGTTATTAATCAACGTTCTGGTAGCTATAGTCTTGAGGTTAAGCACCGATATTTTAAGAGTGGAAGATGGAATGAAGATTGGTCGAGAGTTGATTTAATTCCCGTTTCTGGTGGCTGTCCTGATGGTCAAGAGCTAATTGATGGGGTTTGTAAGGAGCCGCCTCCTCCGCCGTTCTGTAGTCGCCCCAACACAATTCAGCAAATGAGTGATTACTCTCAATCATGTTCAGCAAAGGGGCCCGGCTATCAAGCCAATATCATTTGTCGGGATGAGGACGAGTATCTTGATATGAGCTGTCCACCTCCTACTCAGCAATGTACCCCTGATTCACCTGATTGGCCTGCATGTAAAGACCCAGAACCTGAAGAATGTACACCTGACTCGCCGGACTGGGACCCTAGGTACGGTACGTGCTGTAGACCAGAAAACAACTGGTGTGACACTCCCAAGCCAGAATCTTGTGTTATTGGAGGTCCTAATTGGCCAGCTTGTGCCACTGATACCGATATCGACCCTCCAACGGGTGGTGATTTAGGCGACCCTGATAAACCAGGCGGCGGTGCTTCTGGTGGTGATGGTACGGGCTCGACCGACCCCGATAAACCTGAACCTGATGTTGATAATACCAGTGATACCCTCGCCGCTATTAAATCCATGAATAGTGATTTGAATGCGCAGCTAACTGGCATCAATAACGACATGAATAGAAATCAGGCGGAAACTAAATCCGCTCTCGATGCGCTCAAGGCGTCGGTTGATTTGAATACGGATACTGTCGTCGATAATGCAAACCATGTAGCGAATGCGATTCAAGGTCAGTCCGATATGTTGTCTGATATTGGCAACAATACAAACCGTTTGCTGACTTCGGCGAACAACCAGTTAAGTAATGGTTTTGGTCAACTGTCTAGTGACCTTGGAGATTTGCAGCAAACCAACCAACAAGGGTTTGATGAGCTTTCGGATAAGCTAGACGATTTAAAACCATGTGTACCTACTCCTGAGAATAGATTCTGTGAAAGTCCTCATGGGGTGGATAGTAACTTTGTTGGTGATGCATTAACTCAAGCGGATTCGATTGTTTCCGGTGCCTTAGGCTCTTATGAATCGACGGTTGTTGGTGCGGCAAATGATTTGCTCGAAAAGAATATTACGGCTGAATCTGAGGCAAATATTACCGCGGTTTCTGATTCATTCCTTAACTTGCTTCCACAGCCTAGCCAATGTATGCGGCTTTCTTTACCAACGCTCAAAGGTGGGGATGTTTCCATCTCTTGTGAGTTCTCTCATAAGTTGAAAATGATCCTTTCCATTCTGATTTACATCTACACGATTAAGACCCTTGTTGAAATCCTGCTGACAGAGGTCACGCCTGTACCAAGTAACAAGCCAGGTTCGGGGAGATATTGCTAATGATTCAGCTATTACCTATTGTTTCAGGCATTAGTGCGGCACTGCGTTTACCTGCTTTGGTCGCGTTTATTGCACAAATAGCGACGACTCTGTTTGGTTGGTTCTTCATCGCCAAGGCACGCAACGTCACGATTAACTTGGTGATTATTACCTTATTGATTGGGCTTACTCTCGCACTCACTCTTGCCATTTATACGCTTGCCACTGGGCTTTCTTACGTCACACCCCCGTTTTGGTCACAAGCGGCGGGCATGTTTATCCCTAACAACGCAATTCCTTGTGTGAGTGCGATTTACTCGGCGCGTCTGTTGCGTTGGGTGTGGGAGTGGAAGTTCTACGCGATTGTGAGGGCGGCGTAATGGCATCGGTCTACTTTGTCACGGGTAAGCTCGGCTCAGGCAAAACGCTAACGGCAGTCGGTAAGATTCGCGAGGCATTTATGCGCGGTGTGCCTGTGGCGACAAACCTCGATATCAACTTGAAAGAAATGCTTGGACGCAACAAGCGCAACACTCGCCTTTATCGCCTGCCGGACAAGCCTCAGGTAGAAGATTTGATGGCGATTGGTTCGGCAAACAAAAGCTATGACACCAAAAAAGACGGCTTGATTGTGCTCGATGAGTGCGGAACGTGGTTTAACTCGCGCACATGGAACGACAAGAATCGACAAAAGTTAATTGATCACCTTTTGCATATTCGAAAGCTTGGATGGGATGTCATTTTCATCGTTCAAGACATTTCGATTGTTGATAAACAGGCGCGTCTTGCACTGGCTGAACACACCGTGTTTTGTCGTCGTTTAGACCGTCTTCAAGTCCCTATCCTCTCGACTGCGGTATCCGTTCTGACGCTCGGTCAACTCAAGTTGAAAATGCCTAAGTTGCACGTTGGCATTGTGAAATACGGTGACAACGCGAACTCGCTCACCGTCGATAAATGGATGCTCTGGGGTACGGATTTATACAGTTCTTACGACACTAAGCAGATGTTTAGAAATAACTATGAGGACGGCGTTTATTCAGTATTGCCGCCCTACTATACCCACGGACGTTACACTGTCCCGTATACGTTGAGAAATATTATGCGCATTACGAAAATCTATCTCCGTAAATACTCTCGATTCAGTGTATTTGCGGCAGGTGTCGCCGTCTCGTTTGCGGTGTTCACCTTAGTTGGCACGCCGAACATGTCGACGGAACCCGAAACGGCTCAAACGGCGGTGCCTCTCGAGTCATTGAGTGACTTGCTCGACGGCTATCGAATCGAATCGTCAATGAATCCCCCAAACGTTGCCCCGTCTTTTGTGTTGGTTAAGGACGATGTGCGTCTTTCGTCGTCGCAACTATACGCAAAGGGCTTTACGGCTCAATCTAACGGCTCTTGCTCTATTACGGTTAGCGGCAACGGTCAATCATTCAAAGTCATGTGCTAGGGAATAAGGTGCGCTTTATGTCATGGATAATCGCAAAACTCACAGCTTGTCTTTCAAAAAAACAAAAAAAATCTTATTGTGCCGGAGGCTTATTATCAGCGCTCTCGTTGCTCACTATGCGCTGTGGTAAAGTTGAGAAACAAACTACGGCTTGTTCCAACTTTTCCACATCCAGCATTACCACCTTTCTGCTCGCGTGCACCCTGCTCAGCTCCCCTGCTTTTGCTGCAAGCTCTGCGCCTTTTGAGGCAAAGAACACACCGATTGGAGACTTTGCATCATGGTTCTCGGTTCATACTGGGAATACGGTGGTGCTCGGTCAAGGTGTTACTGGTGAGGTCAGCTTTACCGCACCGGATTTGAAAGATGAGGACTATCCAGCCTTTTTCCTTTCGGTACTTCGTGCGCACGGCTACGAGCTTACACATGACCACGGCGTTTTTACCATCATTGCTGACGCGAACAAGGTGGAAACGTTCGAACCCTCTCAAGTGAAGCTGTACTTCTTTGAGAATGTTCGAAATACCAAGGTCGTTGACTTAATTTCCTCGATGCTTGCTGCAACTCAGAATCAAACACTGAGCAACAAAGCGATTAAGAATTACAAGGTTGAGGTCCTACCGACCACAAATAGCATTATCGTGACTGGCTCTGAGAACCAATTGAAGCACATTGATGTGCTCATCAAAGGGATTGATAGACCACAAAAGCAAGTCTTTATCGAGGCGGTGATTACCGAAACTGAGCTCGGTGATTCTCAAGAAGTCGGTGTGAATATGGACTTGGCACTGAGTGAAGCTGGCTTTGTTTCGCAACCGACCGCAATCAAGAAAGCCGTTGATAACCTGCTGTTCTATGAGGGCGGTGATTTTAACGCGCTTATCAAAGCCGTATCAAAGAATCAGAATACTAAGCTCTTATCGCGTCCAAACATGTTCATTATGGACAGGGAGCGCGGTTACATCACGGTTGGTCAGAACGTGCCGTTCCTCACTTCGTCTGAGGTAACTGACGGCGGTAATCGAGTCCAGCAAATTGAGCGTAAGGATGTGGGTGTGTCACTTGAGGTAGTGCCTCATGTGATTGGTGATCATGTTGTGCTTCAGATAATGCAAAAATCCGACTCGGTGACGGATTCCTCTATCGCATCCGACATCATTACCAATACGCGAACACTGCAAACCGTGGTCAAGGTCAAAGACCGCCAAACGATCTCTTTAGGTGGGTTGATTTCCCAAGAGCAGCGCGACTCTGTAAGCGGTGTGCCGGTCTTGATGGATGTGCCTTTGCTTGGTGCTCTATTCCGGTCAGAAAAGACCAATACGGTAGATAAAGAGCTTAAAGTAACGATAAGAACCACGATACTTTGAGTTAGAAAGAAAGCCGAACAATTGCTGTTCGGCTCTGCTTTAGCTGTACTGTAATACGCTTTCCAATTCTCTACACTTTATTATCGTGTCACGTTCTAATACGGTTGCGATATGTGTTTTGTCATAAGAACTTCTAGCTTCAAACCTAAGCAACGGATGGTGTCCGTTAAGTGCATTGTTTACGTATATATCTCGTTCTTGTCTCTTCTTCTGCCTATGAGATGAATCATCTAGCTCTATGACCGCCAATACTTTTGTGTCTCTATCCGTTATCACGTAGTCCATTCTTTTCGCCCAAGTTCGAGAATTGTCTTTAAAGTTGGTCGGTTGAACTAACGCCATCAATGAAACTTGGCTATGAATCACGTATTCATCAGGTATAAGCTCCTGCAACACTTTATAGAATCTGCGCTCTGTCTTGGTGGCCAAATATGTACTTTTCTTGTGAGGTACAGAATTGGTCTTATTGTTGGTGTTTGGAAAAGGTACTTCGACTATCTTTGGGTTCTGTTCTACAACTTTAGGTTCAAAAGAATGTATGCTGTTCGGTCTTCTAACTGCTGCACCTTGTTCCCATTCGTTAAGCCTACGTTTAGGTTTCTTACTCTTTTTTGTGAATAGATACACAATACACGCTAAGGATATAAGTATCAGTAATTCAGGCACTTTCCGTTCCTCACTCATAAAAAAATGAGTGCATGGTAGCATATCGTTTTTGTTCGGTGTGTTATTGAAATCAGCTTTTATGCGCCCCCGTAATGTATTACGGGGGTATTACGGGGGTAAATTCCCACTCACTACTAACCTTGTGCTCTGATACAAAAAAGCCGAACAGTGATTGCTCGGCTTAATAATTAGCTCTTGGGTAAGTTACACTTATCTTTGAGCGTTGTGTACGCGTCTTCTATTCCTTCCAGTGAAAAGTGTATTTTTTCCTCTTCATTATCAATTACGCTTACCTCCAACAATTTTCCAGTTAACATTTCTCGAATCAACAAATCAGTTGAACCACTTGAGTAAAACATATCGTCATACTTGTTCGACCCACCTTTAATTGACAATACTTTGCCACCGTCAATTGAAAGCTTCATATTTGTAACACCACTCCAGTCATAAAGGCTGTTGTGTTTAAGTCCGACAAGGCTGAATAGTTTATGGTCAGAGCCTCTCCCACATCCAATGTGAAATTGAGAGTGATTGCTTTCAGTATAATGCGTTCTTAAGTACTGTTCGTTTGAGTAGCTCTTCTCTGTAAATCCTTCAAAGTTCGCTAGACTTGGAAAAGGCATGAGTAAAGGCAAAGTTAACATCACAAGTGTTTTTTTCATTTAGAGTCCTTCCCTTCAAATATATGCTACTTGTTTTTTATCCCTGCTATACATCTAGCATACTTCATGAGTTTTGTAAGTGTTCCTGTGTCACTAGGTGACTGAATTTCAAGTAAAGCTATTCCAGTAAGGATCTCTTGGGGTGTAACTAGTTGTCCTGTTGGTAGTTCAAGCGTGTCTTTATGCATTTTGAAATTTTCCCAAGCTTCCGAGGTGGCTAGTTCCCTCCCCTTGGTCATTCTCATTAGCCGTTTGCATTCGGGTGGTATGGGCTTTCCTGAGTCCCATAACTTGACCATCCTCACACTTTTAAAACATAGTTTTGCTGCTTCTTCTACACTTAAACCACACTCAAATTCACGAAAAACGTAATTCTTGCTCATTTTTCGAAAGTTCGTCATATATACCCTGATAATCAAAAGGGTGTATATGTAATTGATATGAAACATTATTCAACATAACGTCGCATAATGCGCACTAAGGTGTTAGGCATGGGCCGTTGTCTGCTTGAGTTCTTGAGCTTTAATCTCTGGATATAACCGCATAAAGCTTAACATCCCTTGAAGCTTTTCAATCTCATCATTCATGTGCTCATGTAAATTTGATGCAATTTCCTTTGGGCAATCGCCAGTCCCTAAGAACATCGAGATATTTGAAATTTCATTAAGCTTAGATTCTAAATCAGTTAACGTGTATTCTTTGATAGTCATAATCAACTCTCCAGTAGTTGGTTGTGGTGAAAGCCCGTAGCTGTCCAACCAGTTACGGGCTTAATTCTATTCAGTGATTAGTGGCTTAGAGTCTGTAATCTCTCGTAAAGATGAACGACAATTTGGGCACTCAATATGAGTCAAATATGCGGTAACAGTCACTTCATCTTGAAAAAATGGCTTATAGCAAGACGTACATTGATACGCTGGATCATCTTCGCGGCTAACCATAGCGACGCCGCCTTTATATGGGATAGCTCTCTTAGGAAGGTTAAAAATCATAGTTCGGCCTCCATAGGAGAAATAAGTAAACCAAATCGCTTTAATTCAAGGCCACCGAAGTTATTAACAACATAACTAGAACTATGAACTGTGTAATCTCCTGCGACATATGGCGGTTGTCCTTCATCTAAAGATAACTTCATCTCTACGGGAAATTTACCACCCAAATATGCATATGCTGTTTGTTCGTAAATAGTTCTAGGCGCTTTCCCTTCTCTACCAGGAATGGTTCGAGTAATGAGTCTTTCATCCTCTTTAAAAATTTCAATTTTCAACATGTTAATGCCCTTATTAAAGTTGATTTAAGCGACTGCTCTGAAAGGTAAAATGTTTGACTGGGTAACTTGTGGCATTTGATACCAGTCTGGGACTGGCAATGGAGCAACCTCAATGACCTCTGAACGCTTCAATGTAGGACACATCCGAGAAACATCGAAAGGACGAGAGATATCGATACCAATTTGCTTTAGGCGAGCTTTATGTTGATAAAATTGACTGTCTTTTAGGATGTCTCTTAAATCAGTACCATGCTGCCACATTGTGAAATAACTCATTGTTGTATTGGCCTGTCGTAAAGTGTCTACAGCACCAGAAGATAGTAATTGGTGTGCAATAGATTGGTGCTCATCATGTGTTGCGTGCAGTGTGTTCATAGCGTTCTCGATATCATTCAAATGTGCATAAAAGTCTTGTTCGTCTACTAAGCCGTAAAATTGTAAATTATGTCTTTTCAATAACTTCTGTCTTAAGCTGTGCTCTTCTCGTACTACGCCTTGCTCTTCACAATATGAAATTAGCTGATTGATATAATTAAGTTGCTCTGTTGTAACTCCTTTCTTTTTGCGCTTGTCTTTTTTTAAATGCTCTTTTAATTCAAATGCCTTGCAGTAAAGCTTATCCATCATCCATTCAGAAGCTTCACCCCAGTTACAAGTCATGCCATTTGGATAAAGCTTTGGTTCACGCCCGCGACCAATTTGCACCGAAGACATTCCTCGAATAAATGAAGCTTCGCGCCCTCGCCCCACCATGTGATTACGAGTCCAGTCAATAAGCGTAATCTCAGCACCATCACCAACAAGGCAAGAAGATTTTCTTTCAGCCGTTTGGCGATGATGGAGACGAGTGTTTTTAGTAAACGGAGGTAAATCATATTTTGCTAATATGTGGTTATAGATGGATACACATTCATCAAGTGTTTTTAAACCAAATAAATTATCCATACGCTGCCATCTCGAAGGGTTTCCTTCAACACGGACGCGATTGCCATTACAGCGAATAGTTAATTTTGTGCTGTAAGAGCCTTCTAGAATTTTCTGATTCACACTTGGAGGGAGCTTCTCACCACTTTCCATATCAACACGCTCAATAACATGCGTGCCAACCAAAGGAAGTCCGCCTTCTGGGTGATCTTGTTGCATGAAAAGTTGGTCAATAAAGTACAAGTGAAAACCCTGTCAATAGTCTTATGGAATAAAAATGACTAATCCCATAGAATCAATTTATCCTGAGCGATAAATATATAGGGTTAAAATTGAGTTCACAAGATAAAAAATGCGATTTTATTATGTCTATAGGCGAAAACTTAAAAAGATTACGACGTGACAAAGGCTGGACTCAAGGAGACCTGGCTAACAAGTGTGGTATAAGATTTGGTCAAATTTCAAAAATCGAAAGAAATGAAACAGACCCCAAGTTAAGTACCATATACGCGCTAACACGAGCACTAAACTGCACACCCAATGCACTATTAATGGATATGGAAGAGACAAGCATTGACGCAATAATGTCAGTTGCTCTTGAAAGGATCCAAGGTCTGCCAGATGAGGACAAAGATCATCTATTGGCAGTGATCGATAAATACTGTATTGCTAAGAGCTTACAGCATCTCATCGAGCACAATACTCTTTTAGGAATATCCATTTTTGAAGGTAAAACGGAAGAAATGAAAAAGGCAAAATAGTCCGGAATTCCGGAGTTAGTTCGGGTGTAACAGGAACCCGAACCGCTTCGCGGTAGGTTTTGGCCATGAAATAAATGAAAGCTAAGTAGAGAGAGCGCACACCGTGGCGCTCTCGCTTCCTCCCCGCTTTGCGCTCCCTCTCTCTTCTCCTCTGCTCCTTATCGTCGTCCTAGCCCGTCCTCCTCATCGTCACATCGTCGTCGAAATGGAAGTTTTAGAGCGTTCCAGTGGGATTACACGCCTTTGGTGCTGAAAGGCTCTGCAAGGCTGATTCTGGCAGGATGAAGGGATGTTTTGCGGTTTCATTGAGGGGAGCTACGGGAACAAGTTCCCTACTTTTCGGGCGTTTGGACGAGTCATTCCCTAAGAACTGAAGTGGACGCCCTTATCCCTGCGGGGCTAGTACGTAAAAAAATGACATACCGAGTAATTGGTATGTCATTTCTTTCTTAATTCGCATTATACGCTTTTTATGTTACGGGCTATCTCTTCAAAGCGATTCTCTTTCCTGTCATGTACGCAGCAAGCTGCGACAATGAGAAAGTCTTTCGCCCACCCTTTGCGCGTTCTAGGCCGTTGGCAAACCACTCAACATAAACACGAATATAATGCGCACTAAGGTGTTAGGCATGGGCCGTTGTCTGCTTGAGTTCTTGAGCTTTAATCTCTGGATATAACCGCATAAAGCTTAACATCCCTTGAAGCTTTTCAATCTCATCATTCATGTGCTCATGTAAATTTGATGCAATTTCCTTTGGGCAATCGCCAGTCCCTAAGAACATCGAGATATTTGAAATTTCATTAAGCTTAGATTCTAAATCAGTTAACGTGTATTCTTTGATAGTCATAATCAACTCTCCAGTAGTTGGTTGTGGTGAAAGCCCGTAGCTGTCCAACCAGTTACGGGCTTAATTCTATTCAGTGATTAGTGGCTTAGAGTCTGTAATCTCTCGTAAAGATGAACGACAATTTGGGCACTCAATATGAGTCAAATATGCGGTAACAGTCACTTCATCTTGAAAAAATGGCTTATAGCAAGACGTACATTGATACGCTGGATCATCTTCGCGGCTAACCATAGCGACGCCGCCTTTATATGGGATAGCTCTCTTAGGAAGGTTAAAAATCATAGTTCGGCCTCCATAGGAGAAATAAGTAAACCAAATCGCTTTAATTCAAGGCCACCGAAGTTATTAACAACATAACTAGAACTATGAACTGTGTAATCTCCTGCGACATATGGCGGTTGTCCTTCATCTAAAGATAACTTCATCTCTACGGGAAATTTACCACCCAAATATGCATATGCTGTTTGTTCGTAAATAGTTCTAGGCGCTTTCCCTTCTCTACCAGGAATGGTTCGAGTAATGAGTCTTTCATCCTCTTTAAAAATTTCAATTTTCAACAT